TCTTTTTTTATGTCCGAAAGGATGTAAAAGCCGCCAAAGGACAGACTATGCCGGCTCAAAAGTATTCGCTTGATCAGATCAAAGCAGCGATTGACCAGACCGGAACCAGAGCGGGCGCTGCCGCGCTTTTAGGTATTGACCAAAGGACGCTGTATCGGCGATTGGCTCGAGATCAAGGGCCGGTAGATCAGAGTGTTCATTACGGCGATGAGATTATCAAAGGCCGCTCGACGCTCTACGATGCGGAGACCGGCGAAGCGAAGCTCGAGTGGATTAAGACAAGCCGCGATGCCGATGCCGTCAAAGAGGCGCTCAAGGGCGCCTTTGAGGGCTTCACTGACAAGATCCCACGCACACTGCTTAAAAGCCGGCCCAAGGGCGCGAGCGATGATTTGCTCTCGTGCTTTGTGATCACCGACTATCACCTCGGCTCATTGGCTTGGGGCGAAGAGACGCGTGGCGATGACTGGGATATTGAGATCGCTGAGGAGACGCTGGTGCGCTGGTTTGGTGAGGCGATTGCCGCCGCGCCACCGGCGAAGAAAGTGGTTCTCGCCCAGCTTGGCGATGCGTGTCACTACGATAGCCTCGAGGCGGTCACGCCGGGCCACGGCCATGTGCTTGATAGTGATACCCGCTTGCAGCTCCTTGCCCGCACGGTGATCCGCGTGATGCGCCGGGTAATCGATATGCTCGCCCAGCGCTATGAGCAGGTGCATGTGATCTATGCCGAGGGCAATCACGATCTGGCGACAAGCGCTTACATGCGCGAGTGGCTAGCCGCGCACTACGAAAATGATGAGCGGGTAAGCGTTGATACAAGCCCTGATCCCTACTACTGCGTAGAGCACGGCAATACGAGCCTGTACTTTCATCACGGCCATTTGACCAAGATGGCGCAGATTGAGCAGGCGTTTATCTCTAAGTTCCGTCCGGTCTATGGGCGGACTGAGTTTAGCTACGGCCATGTGGGCCATTTGCATCACAAAGTGGCCCAGGAATCGAGCCTAATGGTTGTCGAGCAGCACGAGACGCTCGCCGCCCACGACGCCTACGCTAGCCGGCATGGCTATAGCGCGCAGCGAAGCGCGCAGATTATTACGTATCACCGCCATCACGGCGAGGTGGGTCGAGTTCGACTGACCCCGGAGATGGTGCAGGCCGCTTAACCGGGGTAGCTCAATCGGTAGAGCCCGAGTTTGTGCTTCGGAGCGCGATAGTTCGACTCCACCCACGGCGACCTTTTAACACGGCCCCTTTCGGCTCCGCAGCGGTGCCGCTAAGGGGTTTTTTATTGAGCTCATCGCCCATCGACTTTGGGCTTATCGAGGTCTTAGCCGCTGAGCCAGCGTAGCAAATCAGCGGTTTTTAACAGGTAGCGCAGACTGGTGAAAGCGCCCGTCCGCCACGACAGTGGTCCGCACCCCAGAGTGGGATAATCAAGAGACTCCAGATTGATCCAACGACAGACCGGGCCCGGCTCTGCTTAGTAACCGCACCCAGCTGACCCGAATCAACGGGTATCACCTCAGGGACGCCTGAGGCGTCGGTTTTATTTTTTTAAGGTTGGTGTTTACTTGCAAGAGATTATCACTGTCAAAGGCCCGCGACTGACTAGTCGCAAACAGGGCTCAGCGCTGCGTGAGCAAATCCATCAAGCAATCACCAAGACTGGCCAAGCAATTATCAATACTCGCACGCTCGAGCAGCTCCACCCCAAGGCAGCGGATGCGTGCTTTGGCGTATTAGCGCGAGATCACGGCAGCGCTTGGGTCTCCAATCATGTGCTCCTGCCCGACATCCGGTGGGAATTCCTTGTCATCATCGCTGAGGCGATGCAAACCCGTGCCCGCGAGGGGGGCTAGATCGATGCAAAGCATTTTAATGTCAGCGCTGATCGCCTGTCTCTCGGGCGTGGCCGACTGCGAGATCCGCGACCAGGGCGAGTATCAGCACGTCAGCGTATGCGATGTGCTACCACCCGAGAAGCGCGAGACTTCTGGCGCCCGCCCTATTTACGCGCGGTTTGTTATGGATGGCACCAATTACTTTGTCGCCATCTCACCATCATGCAAAGAGAGCTAGCCGTGCAACAGGGTGCCGAGGTTGATATTTGGTCGGCGATATTCGAGCAAACGCCTCGGGTGGTGCGCTGGGCGCTCGGCATTCTCACGCTGGGGATCTTTGCGCTGCTAAGCGTTCTATATCGCTGGCATCGCGATGACATGCGCCGGGTGCATGAGCGCATGGATAATCTCGAAAAGCGCATCGACTCCCGGCTTGATGAAGTCAACTCACACTTAATTGAAATCGCAACCAATACGCGCAAGCCATGAACACCGACGCGATCCGCGAGCAACTAAAGCGCCACGAGGGCTGTGTATTGCATGCCTACGAGGATCACCTAGGGTACACCACCATTGGGTATGGGCGACTGATTGATGAGCGGCGCGGTGGCGGTATTAGCCAAGCCGAAGCCGATGCGCTGCTCACCAATGACATCGCCCGCGTGGTTGCGGATCTTGAGCGCTCGATCACTTGCTTCCATCGCCTGCCCGAGGCCGCACAGCATGCGCTAGTAAACATGGGCTTTCAGCTTGGAACGAGCGGTTTGCTGGCTTTCGAGGACATGCTCGCCGCGCTTAAAGCGGGCGACTGGGAGAGAGCCGCCGAGGAAGCGCTCAATAGCCGTTGGGCTGAGCAAACACCACGCCGAGCCCACGAGGTGGCCAAGATGATTGCCGGAGACCAAGAGTGATCCAGCAGCTTTTAACTGCCGGGCTAGGCAAGACCGTTGATCAGGTGCTTGGGCGCTTCTTTGAGGACAAGGACCAAGCCGCGCAAGCCGCGCATGAGCTTCGCCTTGGCATGCTCGAGCATGATGAGACCGCGCAGCAAGTCGCGCGCGATGTCGTGGTCGCTGAGGCGCAATCCGATCACTGGCTGACCAGTGCCTGGCGGCCGATCACGATGCTGGTGTTTGTCGCGATTGTGGCCAATAACTACATTCTCGCCCCCTACATTGATCTTTTCTTCAATGCCGGGCTGCAGCTCGATGTGCCCGCGCCGATGTGGGATCTCATTAAGATCGGCCTGGGCGGCTACGTCGTAGGCCGGTCGGCTGAGAAGGTCGCCGAGCGGGTGAGGCGGTGATGAAACAAATCCTCGACGCGCTACTGGCCTCGGCCGATGCCGGTGAGCCGGCCTCGTTTGCCACCATCCAAGCGCTTGAGGAGACGACCGAATCGCTAGAGGCGATAACCGCTGAGCTCGAGGAGCTTGGTGTCATGCAAACCGCCGCGGATCTGCGGCACTTAATCGATATCGATGAGGAGTAAAGACATGAAGGGTATGAAGAAAGGCATGAAGAAAGGCGACATGAAAAAGGGCAGCAACTCCGCTAGCACCGGACAGCGTCGCGATCCAGCCAAGGCAATGACCGAGGCATTTAACAAGGCCCAGAGCGAGGCCTAATTGGGGTCCATCCCCAAGGAGCTAAGGGCGTGGTCGAGGGACTGCCTCGAGACGCCCAATGCTCACTACAACGGGCTGCCGGCGTGTCCTTATGCCGCAGCCGCTTGGGAGTCTGGCGAGGTATCGGTGATTGTCACCGACCGACTTGGCCGGGTGGCCCAACTTAAATCCGAGCTGCCGCCACAAGGCCGGCAGACTTATGTGATCGCTTGGACGGCAGCGCATGAGTTAAGCGCTGAGCAGTTTGACAGCTGGATCGCACAGCAAAACGAAAAACCCGATGGGCTTTGGCTCATGGGCGCCCACCCTGAGGCCGAGGGCGATGAGCGTATCCCGGAGATGCCGCAGATCTACTGCGAGCAAGAGTACGCGATCATCCTGCTGCAGCGCCTTGAGGTGGTGACACAAGCCTCCGCCGCCCTAGGCGGGACCGGTTACTACAATAGCTACAGCGATGAGGAAATCGCCGAGGTGAGTAAGCGCAATGGGTAGCATCAGCGATATTGGCGAGGCGCGCGGCGACAAAGAACCGCTGCTGATCTTAGAGGATATTGTCGAGGCGATTCACACAGGCGATATCTCGATGCCTGAGGCGATGATCACCATCTACCGGGTGGACGAGAGCGATGTGCGCTTGGCGCATCACACCGACTTACACAGCGCGCTGGCGATGCTAGAGCTTGCCAAGGCGCACTTACTAGCAATCGCTGCGGATCTCGACTAAGCGGTCGCGATAATCGCGCGAGCCAGTTCCTTGCAATCGCGCGAGCGTTGATCCAGTAGGGCAGCAATATAGCGCCACTGGTTGGGCGGGACGGGTTTATCTCCGGCAGCCCAGTAGCGCACGACGCGAACAGAGACGCCAAGATCACGCGCCAGCGATGACTGCCAGCGGTGGCCGTAGAGCGCAAGCCCGACTAGCTCAAGGCCAGACCGGCCGCGGGTGAAGGTATCACTCATGCGCTGGTCTCCTAGAGAATTATCGAATGAGGTTCCTATTTTGAGGAGTCCATTCAGCAGAGTCAATAGGCCCAAGAAACCAAATCACTTGGGTTATCAGATACTAAGAAGGATTTATCGCAATGGGACGTCCAACACGCGCAAAGCCTGAGGTGGTCGATGAGATCTGCCGTCGGATTGCCGCGGGAGAGTCTCTGCGCTCGATCTGCCGCGATGACTACCTGCCCGCCATCTCCACGGTGACGATGTGGATTGTTGATGGTACGCAGCCTGAGTTCGTGGATAAGTACTGGAAAGCGCGTGAGGCCGCGGGTTATGTCCATGCCGATAAGATCCAGGACATTGCCTCGGGGCTTGAGTCAGAGACGATTCAGCCGCAGGTCGCCAAGGTCGCGCTCGATGCCTACAAATGGTCGGCTGAGCGCATGGCGCCCAAAGGCCATAGCCCGCGCACGATCCAAGATCACCAGTCGAGTGACGGCTCAATGAGCCCGCAGGCTGAGATTAGCGACGAAGAGCTCGACCGGCGGATTAAAGAGCTCTCCGGCCATGATGACTGATTTGCATATTGAGCGGCTGCTCCACGACATCCGCGATGGCTGGATGACGAGCGAACAGCGCGAGGCGGCGTGGGAGGCAATTCGCAAGGCCCGGCGATGACCAAGGCGCTTAGTCGCGAGGAAAAACAAGAGCTGCTCGCACTCCTCGAGGAGCAAGCCCGGCGCAAACGCTACCGGCTAATTGATGAGATCTTCCCCGACGAGGGGCCGTATCGGCGGGATCTCTACCCTCGGCACATGGAGTTTTTTCGGGCGGGCGCGAGCCACCGAGAGCGTCTTTTCATGGCAGCCAACCGCTCCGGCAAGAGTGTCGCCGGTGGCGCGGAGATGACCTATCACCTCACCGGGCAGTACCCGGATTGGTGGGAGGGCAAGCGCTTTGATCATCCGATCCGCGCGCTAGCCGCCGGCGATACCTCACAGACCACGCGCGACATCATCCAGCACAAGCTCCTAGGCGGGCTTTGGGATACACCGGAGTTCGGGACGGGGCTCATCCCCCGCGAGCTCTTGGGCAAGCCCACCGTCAGCCGCGGCATTGCGAATGCCTACGAGGAGATCACCGTCGAGCACGTCTCTAGCGGGACCTCACGGCTTGCCATGCGCAGCTACGATCAGGGCCGGCGGATTTTCCAGGGCGTCGAGCAGCATGTGGTCTGGATGGATGAGGAAGTGCCGCGCGATGTGTATGAAGAGGCGCTGGTGCGCACGATGACCACGCAGGGCGTTGTCTTTATGACATTCACGCCACTCCAAGGGCTTACGCCGCTGGTGGTGGATTTTCTCGAGACACGATCCGAGCAGGAGCCGGTATGAATAACGACGAGATCATTGCGGAGTTTAGCGAAGCCGAGGGCCCGGAGTTTAGCGAAGCCGCAACGCTGGCAGCGCTCATGGAGCTATCCAACGAGATCGCAGCCCTAAGCCTCGATCTAGGCGTTGAGCTGCCTGAGGATCTGCTGGCCAGCGTCAATAAAGATGACTGCGACAGCGCTGACTATGCCGACGGGCTGAGCGAGATTGTTCAGCACGTTCGCGATCAGATTGGAGAGCTTGGCGATGGCGACGACTAAAGACGTCAAGAAAAAAGGCGATCGGCTTGAGTACCGCGGCGAGACGTTTGGTGGCTATAACAAGCCCAAGGTCAACCGTGAGGGTAAGTCAAAGTTCACCGTGCTCGCGAAAAAGGGCAGTGATGTGAAGAAGGTCAACTTTGGCGATGCCGATATGAGCATTAAAAAAGATCAGCCCGCGCGTAAGAAATCCTACTGCGCCCGCAGTGCTGGCATCAAAGGCGCGAACGATAAGTTCTCGGCCAACTACTGGAGCCGCAAAAAATGGGACTGCTAGGCGAGCTAACGCTAGTCCTTGCAGGCGTGGGTTGGTTGCTATCGCTCACGGAGTCTTGATGAGTGAGTACATCCCCGGCGAGCGCAGCCGCACGACTAACATCCGCCAGCAGCTGATTGCTACCCTGCGCCAGCGTGGCGCGCAGGCCGGCGTCATTCCGATGAGCCTAGCGCAGCACATTGACGACTCTGCCTACCCAGGCAAGAAGCTCGATGTCGATGGCGTTGATCTATGGGTGAAGGCATGAGGAGCTTTAAGGAGCTTACCCAAGAGGCCCGCCAGAGCGTGGCGTATTGGACCGAGAACGCAGCGCTAGACTATGCCTACGGCCTATCCAAGCTGATGGAGGCAAACTCCCTGAGTGCCGAGGAGCTAGCCGAGCGGGCTGGGCGTGAGCCGTTTCACGTATACGATGCGCTTGCTTGTGACTGGCTCACCGATATCGAGGAAATGGCCCTGCTGGCCTACCACGTTGGCGGCCGGGTCGAGATCAAGGTGGTCAGTGCGGATGACTGAGCGCTACCGAATCACCGAAGTCCTTGATGAGCACGAGCATGATGCGGTGTCTCGGCGCCGTATGCCCGCGCTGGCTGCGCTTCGCAAGAATTATGCAGGAGTGCCCGGATGAGCCGCTACGTTGTCCAGGCAGGCTGGCAGGACGTGCCGCACCTAACTCAGCAAGATATTGATGATATGTCGCGATCCATTGCCCCGCATCAGCGTGAGGCACGGATGAGCGGCACCCCATCGCTTGGCTCTGGCGCGATCTTCCCGGTCCCCGAGGAGGACG